TGGTTATCAGATGGAGAAATAGTTCTTACGGAGAAAGCCCGTGATCGTGCAATCAAGGAAACTGGTATAGATCCTTTGAAATTTAATGAAGATGGATCTCCCAACGCAAATAAACCAAAAGTTAAAAATGGTATCTACTATGCTGCTGGTGGTGGTGCTATTGGTGGAGATAAGTATAATTATTCAAACAATATAACTAATAAATTTATTCCCCATCAATTTAGTCCATCTTTTAATTTGAATTCTTTAGAATCTTTTGTTGGGTCTCCAGTAAATATGCCATCAGCGAGTTCCTTTGATAGACCATCGACAGATATGTCTTTTGTAGAATATTTTCCTGGACCTTCTGTAAATATGTTTGCCAATAATTCTTCTTCTAGTCCAACTAATATATCAAACTCTGATACCTATAATTCAGTATCTGGTGATCAAAATGTATTTCAAAGAATAATTAATAACATTATTCGTCCCGGTGCTGATATGAAATCTGGTAGTAGAATTGTAAAGGAAGACACTGGTATTGATATTCCTGGTGCAACATCTGATCGTCAACAGATTACGCTCAATGTTCAACCTGGTGAAGCTCATGTAGTTGTCCCCAATGAAGTTGTTCAAAGAGGTGGTCTTTATCATATTGAAAATATCATCAATATGTATGATGACGGAACATCATTTGCAAGTCGAAATAGTGGTAGTAGAGTAATACCAAATCCACCATCAATGAGAGAACCTAGAGTTACTGTAATACCTAGTGAAACTACTTCTAGTACACAAATTCCTAATCAAGAATCAATTGATATTCCGATGCTTGATGCTTCATTTGTATCTTCTAGAAAACTTAAAACTCTGGGGGTAGTGTAAGATGAGAGGTTCTGATAGACCAAGAATTACTGGAGATACGGGGGATGATAATTCAAGACCGGAATCCCTTATAAAAGTAAATTCCTTCTTAAAGCGTTTCCTTGATATTAAATCTCTTAAAGTTACTGGAAGAGATGTTGAGAGAACAACTATTGAAAAGTCTTTGATTAATATATCAAATAAAGTAGATGATATTGCAAAGATATTTACTAAGAAGAAAGAAGTTGATAAGAAAGATCGTGTAACAGAAAATAATGAAGAAAAAGAAAATGATGCTAATGATGAAAGGCAAAGAAAAGTTGCAGAGAAAAAGGAAAGAAGAGATAGAGAGAGGGATTCTGAAAAACCAAAGAAGAGTAGCAGTATAAGACTACCTGAACCAAGAACAGGAATTCTCGATGGAATTAAAAAGTTCATGTCAAACGTGATAAGTGGGTTTCTTCTTATAAAGTTAGCGACTTTGACTCCGCTCTTTCAGACCATATCTAGATTAATTGTTCCTGTTGGGAAATTTTTATATGAGTTTGGGAAAAAACTTTTAGATGGATTGGTTTCTTTTATAGATTTTGGTTACAAAGCATATGACTTTGCTCGTGGTACTGTTGGAAATTTATTTGGTGAAGGTGCTGTAAAACATTTTGATAAATTCTCATCTACCTTAAATACATTTTTGAATCTTGCGATAATCACTGCACTAACTGCGGCATCTTCTTTTCATAAACATCGGGGTGAAGTTGGTATTAAGGGTACTGGTCCAGGTAGAAGTCGTTATGGTGCAGAAGCTGGTACAGCAAGAAGGTATATGCGAAGATTTGGTAGAACTGCTGCCCTTCGAAAGTTTGGAACAGATGCTGTTAGAAGTTTAGGACCTGAAGCTACTGTTAGAAATCAAATTAAACGAACTGTAACAACTTCTGCTAGAAATTTTGCTCAAGGAACTGGCACTCGTCTGATGAATACTGGTGCTGCTCAGGCAGCCAAGAATAGTAGTGTAGCTAATGCTGCTAAGACATTGATACCTCGTGCTGCAGTGATTCCAATTATTGGTGGTGTACTTGAGTTTGGTCTTTCTTTACTTGCAGGAGATCCTATTGGCAAAGCAGCTTTTAGGGGTATTGGTGCTTCACTTGGAACATGGGTTGGGGGTGCATTGGGATCTCTACTTGGTCCTGGTATTGGAACTGCAATAGGAGTTTTCCTTGGTAGTCAGGGTGGAGCGACACTTGCTGGAATGCTTTATGATGCAGTATTTGGTAAGAAAACTAAAGTCAATACCAAAACAAAGGCAAGATCTCGTGGCGGTGAAGTTGGAGATGATACGCCAGAACTTTCCAAGAAATATTATCCTGTCAATTTAAGTAAACCTACTGCTGATAGATTTGAAAGTGAGGAACATATTGGAAATGATTTGGTGCATGTAGAATATTTTGGTCCAATTTTAGCAAGTACTTCTAGATTATTTGTAGAAGGAAATAAACGTTTGATTTCAAAAGAGTATGATAATATTGGAAAGGGACTGATGCTTATGTTCAAGGATTATAACTTAGTTAGTGATGAAAAACTATTTGAGTTATATCGTGATAAAACACTTCAAAAAATATTTGAGACAGAATTTAAAAAGAAACATGATGTAAAAAATAAAGATGCTTTTGGTTCTAAAGATTCTAAAGATCCTATAGATCCTGTATATACTGGAGATTCTGGAGGTTATGGAGATGAAGAAAATCTTTCTGCATACGAAAAAAATAGAAGAAGACAGCAGAAACATCGATTCCCGAGTGGAAATAATAAAGACAGTGGAGATAATAATAGTGGAGAAGTTTTAGGTGGTGGAGATTTGAAGACAGCAATTAGACAACTTGAATCTGGAAATGATTACTCCTCAATGTATGCTAGAAATCGTGTTACTTTCCCCCGTGGGAAAGAAGATATCACTAAGATGACTATTGATGATGTTCATGATTTGCAAACTGATTACTTATCTCACCAAGCCGCACTTGGATATGGTGAGGAGCATAGAAGTGCTGCCATGGGTGCTTATCAGATGCTTGAAGTTAAAGCGGTCGCTAAAGGTATGCGCTTTGATACATCTAGTACATTATTCAATAAAGAAACTCAGGATAGAATGTCTGATTATTATTTGAACTATTCTGGATATCAGGAATGGAAATCTAGAAAAATAGGTGATGCCGAGTTTAATGATAGGTTAGCAGGTCAGTTTGCTTCTATTAAAGAAACTTCTGGTCGTGGAGCGTATGATGGTGATGGAATGAATAATGCATATGGTGACCTGATGCCTCTTCTAAAACAAATTAAAGGATCAGAACCAATAAATCTTGAGTACGGTGCAATTATACCTGGTAAAAAAGCAGAGGGTGTTTCAAAAAATATTAGTAGATATGCATCTTATGAACAAGGTTCTGAGAGTTCTGTTGTTGTTATGATGACAAATAATAATATTGTGAGCGCACCATCATCTAATAGTCCAATGGTAATTCCAGTTCGAATAGGGTCTTCTGATTCAAGAGATCAAGAACTCCTTGATATGATTGGTTAAATACTATAAGGAGGTGGTGTTATGTCTAAGATAGTTTTAAATAGAGATTCTGAATTTTCTAAAAATGTAGAAGTTTTAACAATATATTCAAATAATCATTCTGATCCAAATGCAAAGACTGTTGACATGCTAGGTGGATTAGTTGAGTTTAACTATTATGAAAGTATTCTTGAACATACTGTAAAGGTTGAGTGTGTTGTTGTTGATAGTGGTGGTGCTATTAAAGATGGTAAAGGTTTTGCTTCAATAGCAGAAAAACTTCCATTGTGTGGAAGGGAAAGAGTAGATATAAAATTTAGAGATGTAAATGATAATTTAATCTCTTTAACTTTATATGTTAATAAATTTACTCCAATGGGAAGTGATGATCAGATAATGTTTGATCTGAGATCTAAAGAATATATAATGAACACGGGTGTTAAAGTTTGTAATAGATTAGATGGTGTCATATCAGAGTCGATAAAGGTTTTAGTTTCTACTCACCTTGAAAGTAAGAAAGAAGTTTTTGTTGACGCAACAACAAACAGTTATAATTTAGTGGGTAATTGCAGAAAACCGTTTTATCTTATTGATTTTTTATCTAAGTATAGTATTTCTGCTAAGCATCAAACTTTAAATTCTTCTGCTGGATATTTCTTTTATGAAACATCTGAGGGATATCATTATAAATCTATAGATGGGTTATTGTCTCAAGAAAAGAAAGTATCAATGCTGTATTCCGGTACTGGAGATAGTGGCGGGAAAGATCTTCCATTGAGTTACAATTCAAAAATATTGAAATACGAGAAGGATAATTTCCTTAATGCAAATTCAAAGTCTATGGTTGGTGCATATGGATCAAAACTTGTTCTATTTGATCCATTTAACTGTTTTTATTCGGAACAATTGATAACAATTGGTGATACAAAAGAAGATATAAACAACGGTGAAAATATAAATTATTTCCCAAATCCTGAGTTTAAGGCAATAAATAATAATACTCGAACAATTTATCATCTCACAGATAGGGGGACATTACCTGTTGGGGATATTGATACTCAACTTGATAAATCTAAAGATATTAGATTTGACCATAAGCAAATAGTGGTTCAATCTCAGATGAGATATAATCAATTTTTCTCACACAAATTTAAGATTGCTATGATATTAAATACAAATCTCCATGCAGGTGATGCAATATTTGTTGATTTCCCCAAATTGCAGAATGGTGGGAGTGAAACCATTGACAAGTTGAGTGGGGGACTATATATTATAACTGATATTCGTCATCGAATATTCCCAGAAGGAGCATTCACTTACTGCAATCTCATCCGAGATTCATTTGGTAGAAGTGGTAAACCAAGCCGTTAAACGAGGTTCAAAATGACCGAAAAAAGAACAATTGATCAGCATATTCAATCCGATAAACAGATCCTGGACAATCCAATGATTTCTTCGCAAAAGCGTCGTCATACTCAGGAAGAGTTGGAAAGACTTGAAAAGTATAAGTCAAATCATCCGGAGGATTTACACGATCCAACAGACTTTGAGATGTTCTGTGATGAGCAACCATGGGCAGTTGAGTGCAAGTTATATGAGGATTGATAGATAATGGATATTGGATCGGCATTTAACCCTGGTTTTTTAGGGGGAAATTTTTTCTGGTGGGTTGGTCAAATTGCTGACAAATCTTCTTGGGGTAAAAATATGCCCAGTGGAAAATTTGCTGATCCAAATTCAATCCCTGGGTGGGGTGGTCGTAGAAAGGTGAGGATCATTGGATTGCATCCTCAAAGTGAAGAAGAGCTTCCCTCAGACAAACTGCCATGGGCACAAATTATGTACCCAGTAACTGCTGGCGGTGGGCAAGCATCATCAAAGCAGACAGCAAACTTACGTCAGGGTATGTTTGTTTTTGGATTTTTCCTTGATGGAACTGAGCAACAAGTTCCAGTAATTATGGGAGTTCTTGGTAATAATTCTCAAACAAAACTGATAAGAACTTTGGGTGAAAATGGTGAGCATAATTTTAAACCTATTAGTGGTAGTGCTCAAAGTCCAAGTGATGAAGGAGAACCTGAGAAAGTTCCTGATCGATCAATTGCAGTTGTCCAAGGAACTAATGTCACGATAGAATCTAATGATGGAACAGAGCACCAGCAGAGTGTAGCAGATGCTCTACATCAAGAAGAAATGAATAAGAAGATATGTGTTATCAAAAAGCAGAATGGAAATCTAGTACAGTCTGCTCTTACTGGTATTCAGACAATATTAGATAAAATTACTGAAAAAATTGATAAGAGACTTGCTCAAGCATATAGTTATATTGATGCTGCATCTGAAAGAATTGCTGATTTGAGGAAATATATAGCAAATCTTGCATGTGAAATTACAAAGTATATGAAGATTATCTTTGATCAAATGATGGAGTTTGAATTAAAAAAATTGAATGTTGCAATGACAAATGCTATCGCTTCTCTCCCATGTAGTGTTAGAAGCTTAGTGACTGAGTTAAAAGAGAAAATTACTGGACTACTTGAGTGTTTGTATAACAAGATGGTCAACTGCGCGATGGTTCAGAAGATGTTGGATAAGATTTTTAATCTTGATGAGATGGAAAAAAATAATAAAGATGTTGGAGATAGAGAGAAACCTAAGGCACCCATATGTGTTGCAGAAGGATTGACTACAGCATTGATTTTAGAGAATAAAGATTCAATTACTAAAGCTAATAAGAATATACTTAATTCTATTGATGGATTTTTGGGAGATGTTGAAGGTAAACTTGCTGATGTAAGAAATACTCTTGGGGTTGTTGGTGGTGCTGTTGATATGATGTCAACAGACATAATGTCTCAAATTACTAGTATGGTTGGTAATATAGCATCAGCACTGGACTTTTCAAATATCTCTTTTAATATTTTTGGGTGTGAGTTTAAACCTATACCTAGAACATCTGATATATATCAGTTTGCTATGGGCGGAATGGGAGCAGGAGAAGGATCGTTCCCAGATATTGCAAAAATGACTGATCAAATAGTGAAGGATATAGATGAATTTGATAAGGGTATTGATGACGCAATCAAACCTTATACTGATGCTGCAGATAACTTCTTAGCAGCTGCTGATATTAATAATCTTGATCGGGCAATCACGAGTGAACTCAATCAGGTTGCTGAAGATATGTATGCCGAACCATCTGCAGACGAACCTGACATTGAGTATACTGAGGGGTGATAAGATATGACTAGCAAGAAAGATTTAAAAAAATTAGGACTTTATTCACCACCACAAAATACTTTGTTTGGTAAAGCAGAAAAAGATTCTATTCGAGTTGCATATGTTCATCCTACTAGGGGTATAATTGATAATGTTTCAGTTAAAGAGGCAAACAAATATGCTAAGAAGAATCCAGGAACAACATTCATGTTCTGGAATAGAGAAAAACTTAGATATTTAACTATTAATGAAGTCAATAACTTAACTGTAGATGATATAAAAACAAAAGAGAATTGTGAAGGAATTTCTGTTGGCAAAGGTGGTGGTCCCAATCGTCCAGCATTGATGATCACTGGATGCGGGGGGATTGGTGCAGCTGCTAATGCTATAGTTGGAGATGAGGGAAGTGTTATCGCTGTTGATCTTGTTAGAGGTGGATGGGGTTATAAGTGTCCACCAAAGGTAACTCTTCGTGATGATGGTAAAGCTGGGCAAACAAAATTTCAATCTGTACTTGGGATTACTACAACTACCATTGAGATGGGTAAGTTTGAATTTGAAGAGTATGATGTACCAGAAGATGATACTATTAATTTAAATCATTATAATGAGGAGGGTAGAGAATTAGGTGAGTGGGATCCAAATTCATATATTCCAGATCCTACAACTCCAAATCTCAGAAACATTGAGATGTATTCAAGATTTATGAGAAATTTTTCTCAACCTTGGTGGCATACTAGAAAGGTTAGTTATGCAAATGTATCCTCCTTGAAAAATTTCAATAGGTTGAAGTATGATGTTCAGCACCATAAATGGGGTGCAATGGAAACTAGTACTGATAGTGTTTTTGTTCCGTTCGAAGTTTATAGTAGCGGTAGTGTAAAGAATAGATCAATTGAAGTTGAGTTTGTTGCTCAGGATAAGAGTCATAGATTTACTTTACGTGGAGTAAGTCAAAACTTTTCTCAATTCTTTAGGAAAGAAGTAAAGTTGAACACAACATATGATGTTATACCTAAAGGAAGAAAGGGCACAAAGATTGAGCAACAATTGCTTAAAGATAAATCTTTTGGATCTAGAGGTATTGAGAAGGGTCTCGATAAGGAAGCTTATGGGGATTTATATGATAGAGCCAAGGGTCAGGCAATATTTTTAGATATTATAGAATCTGCTAATGACAACGATGATTTACAAATCTTAGCAAGGCGCGGTGAATTTAAGGCATCTAAAATACCTGATGGAGATCCTCTCAAAGATCAACCTAGAAACTCTCATATTCTCACATATAGGATTGATAGAAATCCAGATCCAGATGATAGTTTCATGAACAAATATGCAATATCTCCTGTCCCGCCATCTGATGTTCGTGGATCTTCCTTTCCGGGGCATCAATATATAATGAAATGGGATATTACTTTTCCTATAGATGGTGAATATAAATTTAAAGGTATTGCTGATGATGAGGGATACTTATATCTTGATGGTGAACCACTCGGAAAACTAAAAAGATTTAAGAGAGATAACGTATCTAGATTCAAAAAAACTATTACAAGGGGTGTTCATGAAGTCCGTATAGATTTGATGAATTTTCATAAGTATAAGTTTAGAGATGTTAAATATGGATCTATTTTTAATACACGAGATGATATGGGAGAATCCAAACAAAGATTGTGGAAAATGGATCCAGAAACTGGAAACGGCGATGTGTCTAATTTCTTAAATCAATTTGGAGTTACACCATTCAAACCAAAACTAGTAGCGAAAGCGGTGAATAATTTTGGTGTAGAGGATCTATTTGAGGATGCTGTTGAAACAGTAGATAATTATGCTGAAGTTCAAAGAATTGTATGGGATAATGTTGAGTTTCCTGCACAGGGTGAGACTGAGTATGAACTTGAATTCATGGCCCGTGATAAAGCAGATATAAAAATTATTAATTTAGAAACTAAAGAAACAAAAACATTTGACTATCATTTGAGACATGATAAAAAGAAAAAGTCTGTCAAGACAAGAACATTTGCTAAAGGTAAGTATAAAATTGTTGTTGAACTAAAGCAAAATAGAACTAAACCTGTCATTGATGGCAAGTATATGTCATTTGCAATGAATATTAAAACCAAAGAAAAATTTACTGAGGGTGAATTATTTGAGAAAAATTTATCTTGGCAAGATAATCCTATGGGTGTTGCTCTTTCAATTACCGCACCAGAACCACCTAGACCACGCTTAGAGAAGGCAAAGGATTGGGATGGAGAAGGGTGCCCACCAAACCCATTGTGGTCCACTAGAGTAAGAAATAAAAATCCATCAATAAAACCTTGGTGGCCTGTAATTGACCCAAGAAATAAGTGGTCAACTGCTATGGAACAATATTCTATTTCTCCAGTTGCACCTTCTGGAGAAAGAGGATCTGATACTGGTGCAGAATATTATAAGAATAGTTGGGCAGTTGGAATTGCACACACTGGTACTTATGGGTTGAAGGGTAATTGTGATAAACATGGAATGATATCCATTAAGAAAGAGGGTGAAGATAGCAAACTTATCTCAATCATTCATACTAATAAGTATGAAGTTGATTCTAGTATGATTAATAAAAATGGTACAAATGCTACTGTTGAAGGGAAGCTTTTCCCTGCAAGAACTGTAAACCCTGGGATTACAACTTTTAGATTAGAACCTGGCAATTACATTATTGATGCTGAAGTAAAAAATTCTAATACAGATATTAAAAAAAGGATTAATCAAAAAATATTCCATACTGCAGATTGGGTAAACACTATGAGTAAACCACCTAGATTTGTAGAAGTATTTTTTAATGCTGTTGCACAGGGGACTGTTGGTCATCGTGCAATAGAGTTTGTGTTTACTGAGAAATTGCAGAAAGGATATACATATAAACCTCATACCTTTACAATTAAAAATCCAAAGATAAACGGGGAGAAGAATATAATCTCAGTCAGACTTAAACCAAACACTCCTTATGATGTTAAGGCACAACCAGTTGAAGTTACTCCTGCACAGGATATGAGAAGATTTACTATACAAACTATGGGTAGTCCTGGTAGTGGAAGAAAACGTAGTAGTAAAAAAGAGATTAAATTTGACGACAATGTTGGCAATAGTTTTGATAAAAATGCAAGTTTAAAAATAAAATCTACTTCTCCTGGAATTAGAGCAGAGTTTAGTCCAAGTGGGCACGAATTACTTGTATATGGAAGAGGTAAAGGAACAGTAGATTTAAAATTTGAGTGGGATGATATTCCATCTTATAGTGGCATAGCAGTCGGACAACTTACTGTTGGTGATGTTGTGTTTGAACAGAAGGGGCGTAGGGGAAACAAGGAAAAGACCTTGAAACTTAATGCCATTGGACTTGCTAGTAACGAAAAAAATAGTGGTGTATTAGAGCAAGGAACTTTAGTAAAGAAAACTGTAATTAAGAGTAAAGATTTTGTAAATGATGATTTTGATTTTAGTGATGAAGATATTGCTCTTAAAGTCAAGAAGTATAAAAAAGTTAAAGTTTTAGATGAGGGTACACTCAAGGATGGTGAAAGTAGAGTTATATTTGCAGATTATCTTAAATCTGCAAATGATAATGATGATATGAAGTTAATTGCACAGGATGGGATGTTTACTCCAACGAAGAAATACGTCGCCAATAAAAAGCAAGGTATTATAGATGAAGGTAGGGGGAGAAGTACTTTTGATTTAGAATATAGGTTTGATTTAGTAGATCAATCGGATTATATAAAAAGTATCGGTGATACTAAGTTCACTGCTATCTTAGATAAAGATGGCGACGGTATTGGTGATGAAGTAAATGTTACTGCATACCGACGTGTAGCAAGATCAGGTCCAATTGGACTTCGAATGACTCCTGTTTTCATGCAAAATATTCAGAATATAGGAAAAACTTGGAGACTTAAGTGGGATAAAGTTGATTTCCCTAAAATTGGTAACTATAGGATCAGAATGGAGGGTGATGATGTTGCTACTTTGTTCGTTGATGGTGAGAAGGTATGCAGTGCTAAGAAAGATGGTGGTCTAATTGATATTGATTACAATGTTGATACTATAGGGAAAAAGACTATAGAGGTTGAATTAAAAAATAGGAGAGATGGAACTGAAAAGAAGAAGTATACAAAATACTCCTATAATACTACATTTGTTGCTGTTAAGATAACAACACCAATCAAACTTGATACTGAAGAACAAGAATCCTGGGCAGAAAATCCTATTGGAATTTCTGGAGCATTAATTCCACCCCCTTGTAAAATAAAAGGACCAGGTAAAGGTCCTGTTGAGAAAATACTTATTGATCCAATTCTTCCTGGGAATGGTCTTCCGCCACCTCCTCCGCCACCAATAGAAATTGTTGAACCAGGAGAACCAGAACCAGGACCAACTCCGGATCCAGGACCAACTCCAGAACCCACACCAGGTCCAGAACCTGGACCTGGACCAGATATTCCTACTTATAAAATACCAGAGTATGAAGTGTTACTTTTCATTGATGAGATTGGTATTGGTGATGGCGGCATAAATTATAATTGTGCAGGAGATGAAATTGTAGTTATTCCAGATAATGGCGCAAAGTTGGAGTATGACTGTGATACTTTTGGTAGAATCAAAAATGTAAGAGTCGTTGATCCTGGTGCTCCAGTCACTAGACTCCCTATTATTAAAATAATCAGTGACACTGGAATCAATGCTAGATTTATTCCATCACTTAAAGTAGTTCGTGATCCAGTTCTAGAATATGTTGATGATCCTGGCAAATTATTGACTGTAACAGATTTGGTTGGAGTTAAGAGAACTGGTTACTATAATGGTAGAGCGTATTATGGTTCCGTATATTATGATGATGGAGTAAAATATGCTGGTTATTATAAAACTCCCGGAAAACCTGTTCGTATCTATAATACTCTTCAGGAGAGCATCACTGGCGAAGAAGTATCTAATACATCACCAGTAATCAGATTGGGAACAGATATTCAAAGTAATGATCAAAATTTAAGACTGCCAGGAACTCCAGATAATCTTGTTTAAGGTGTTAAATAGTGATATAATACTTCAAAGCACTGATTAGAATGACCACAGCATCAAACAGCAATTTAGACCGTAATAAAAATGGTGGTGATGATAAAGATGAAAAGTTTGATAGGGCAAAGGGTAATGATGATGCTATATGCTTAGGCAATCGTCATGGATCGATATCTTTTGGGCACATCCAGCAAAGAGGAGATATAACCTCCTCATGT